GTGGATGCGTGTATTACAGCCTCTGTGCTGTTTGACCAGATCATCCTGGAGTTTGATGCCTGGACGCACATCAGCGTTTCTAGTGACCCAACACTGGCTCCTAGACACAGCAGGCTGATAATTGACAAGCAAGGGACAAGGAACTATGGCTAAGAAGGGGCTGTACTACAACATCAATCGGCGCAGGAAGCTGGGCTTGCCAGCCAAAAAGCCTGGACAGAAAGGCTATCCCACTGCCTCAGCTTTCCGCAGATCAGCCAAGACTGCCAAGAAACGCAAGGTGCGCCGTGGCTAAGAAATTCCCCAACCTGTCTGTAGGCAGGGGTGAAAAGCTACCGGCAAGCAGAGGCGCTGGCCTGACCGAGAAAGGTAGGCGCAAAGCCCGTGCCGCCGGCAGTAACCTCAAGGCTCCCACCAAGTCCGGCCCCCGGCACAAGTCGTTCTGTGCCAGGAGCAAGAGTTGGAAGGGTGAGCGCGGCAAGGCCGCTAGACGGCGCTGGGGTTGCCGGTAGTCACTTGACGTATTTCCAATCCGACTTGGGATTGCGAATGTCACCACTCAGCCTGTTTGAAACAATATATGTTTCGTTTAATTCAGGCTTACGAACCTGAGAACTGTCTTTCAATCCGTGCTTCATCAGCAACACGACAGCACGGTTGAAATGACCATCCCATAACGCAGAACTGGCAAGCCGGTTACGTTCGCTAACCATTACTTTGATAGAGGATTTGTACGGAACAAATTGATTCTTTTCGGCAAAGTAATCTTTTAGTTCCTGCACCTCCATAACCTTGGAATTTTTCTTCCAGGCTTCAACAATAACTAGGGCAATTTCTTTCCTCACTTTGCCACCTGGATCATCTTCTCGCCCATTTCTTGCCGAGCGCGGTTGAACACTACCGTGATGTCCGTATGGCTGCTTTTAGTCGGGGTGAACTTCCCGTCCAAAACCCAAAGATTCCTGGCTTTCAAATACTCCAGGCACTTGTCACGCCGGGTATCGTAGCGCCGAGGATCACTGGGCTTCCAGGCCATGATTGCTTCGTGCGGAAGCATCAGGCTAGGCTCGTACCCATCAAGCAGGCTTATTAACACATCCATTATCTTCATTAACTATTTCCTCTCGTATAAGTCGTATAGCCTCCTCAAGGGGCATGGCTACTAGCCAACCCTTGCCGTCTGCACGGAATGCCACTAGAGGCCGTTCTGATGCGTCCTGGAGGCCATCCTGCGCTTCCTCCAACCAGTCATATATCAATCCAATACGTTTCCTGCGTTTCACCTCCCACCGATATGGCTTGGTCAGGATGTCAGAACCCTTATCCCTCTCCTGCCCTAACAACCTCTTAACAGACATATTGAGAGAATCAGATAACAGCTTAGAGACTTCCCGTTCTCCCTCTTGTCCCCGTTGCCGGTTACGTCTACCGCGCCGCACTGCATCTGTCATAATGTCTCCATTCTTCGTTGCCTCTCCCTCCTCGGGACTTCGCCCCCATTGCTGGGGGCTTTTTTTTACAGTTCTTCCAACAGCTTGGTCATGCTGGCAATGATCTTAGAGGCGGTTGCCTTGGCCTCGGCCTGGTCACGCATCAGCAGCGCATGGTTCAGCTTGTTGATGTTGGTCTTGACCTCCAAGATTGCCATTGACCAATCGTAGTGTTCGTTCATCACCACGCCCCGAGCCAAATGCCAGTTCCATGCACCCAGGCTACTGGGAAAAAGATAGCGCCAGCAATGAGAAACCCCTAGGCTGCTGTTTTGAAGCAAACAACAATATGAGTCAGCCACGCTGCAATCACCCAAAGAATAAACAACCCGCCAAACACCTCTCCGTTGCCCATGATGATCTCCTTATGCCGACTGCAACAGTTGACCCTCAAAGGCATACGTCCCAATGTGGCTCAGTTGCGCCCAGGGTGCTGCCCAGACCTTGCCGCCGGCCTTCCTCCAGATATTGCAGAAGTGGTAGTCCTCTGATAGCAGGCGCTGCGTACCTTCCTCAATACTGGTAGCAAAGTATTCCCTAATTAAATCCTGCTTGATGCTGCCAGACAGGTCTGTGACATCATTGATGTAGCTAGGAACTTTGTCAGCCAGTTGCGCAAAGACTTTACGCTTGATGAGCATGAACCCAGTGCCACCATTCCAGATTTCCACCGGCTGATTGATCGGCACGGTGACGGATGCGTTGTAGTCCACCAGGTTCACCACAAATGCCCCGGTATGGTGTTTCAGTTGATCTACCGGAACACCTGCATCCATTGCCGATTTGACGGTATGCCAGTTAATTTCCTTCTTGGGATAGATGCCGCAGATGATGTCCTTGTCGGCCTCGATCATGGGAGGGATGTCAGCAGCATTGAACTTGATGTCAGCGTCAATGAACATCAGGTGCGTACAGTCCGTCTTGAGAAACCCGTGAACCAGTGCATTCCTCGCCCTGGTAATCAGGCTTTCATTCATCATAAATGACACAACGCATTCTACGTTTGAATTTTTCAGCAAATTGTTGAGCTGAATGATTGATTGAGTATAGAAGCCAGTACACATACCTCCGTACATTGGCGTACTAATAAACAGCTTTGGCTTAGACATTAGCCCATCCTTTTTGAGTGTTGATGTTGGAAACCATAGATTGTGATATGCAAAATTGGTTTGCAATTTTTGATTGGCTCACTCCTTCATTGAGCAAGTTTTTGATGATCTCCACTTTGCTTTTGTCTAGCTTGAACGTTGCCTTTTTTGCCCTTCCTTTTTGTTTTGCATCCTGTTGGTTTTCAGTTGGCGTACCAACAAACAAATGAACAGGATTGACGCAAGACGGAGTGTCGCACTTATGACAAACGTATTTGCCAGCAGGAATGCTTCCAACGTAATGTTCGTAACTTGCTCTATGCGCCAATAATGGCTTCATGTTCGCATCACGAACACGTCCATATCCGTTGCAAAGTTTTGCTCCCGTCCATATCCAGCATCCAGATGCTTGCTTGCTTACATGGCTCAAGAATCGCTGCTCAAATGTCTTGGTTGATCGCATGGCTTACTTTCCAATTAAAATGGTACCGAGTTGTCATCATCGTTGTTGATCTCACGCGGATAGGTCTGCTGCGGCTGACCGCCCGAATAAGTGTTGTGAGCCAGGCTAATCAGTTCACCGTAGGCTGATTGGCGCTTCCACGCTGCCAGCTTGATGATCCTGCCCTCCACCATGATCTCGCCCTTGAAGTCCGGCGCTTTCGGGTTACCCTTCTTGTCGGCGCTGAACAATACGCCTTTGCCTTCCTCTGGTGTCCTAGCCATCTTTGAATCTCCTATGTTTGTCGATACCCAGGGATATGAGCATCCCCTTGTCTGTATGTCTGATCCATCCACCAATCTTGATAAGTTCACCCTTGTAGAGTATTTCTCCTTTCATGTCGGGACTACCTTCGTCCCACTTCTCTGCGTTAGTAAACAAAACCCCTTTGCCCTCTATCAATCGTTTGACCTTGTAACCATAGTCATCCATTGTGTTGCCTCATCAGTGAATATCGTGCAAACCGTTTCTCTCCCTGCGTAACCATTTCCATGGTGATGTTGTGACCCTCTGCCTTCAGGTCAGCGATCCGTGCTGCAAGGCGCATACACTTCGCTTCCCTGATGGCATCTAACGGCGTGATCGGCCCACGCTTGAGCATGGTTAGGATTGCGGCGCACTGGGTTCCTGTAACGCTTTGTCGAATTCCTCCACCCACTTTTTTGCACCTTCAGCGCCCACCTCCGGCGGCGGCAGAATCTCGGTGATTTGGCGGTAGATTTCGGCGCTGGCTTGAATGCCCATCCGGGAGAAGGCTGCGGTGTTAGCAGAGCGCAGTTGCGCTACCTTGGCTTGCTTTTCAGCGTCTTGCAGCTTGGCATTGGCTACCTTGCCCACCAGCATCAAGAATGCCTCTACCCACTCGGCACGATCAGCGCATTGCATGGTGTCACGCCCTGGCACGTTCAGAGGCCAGATGTCCACCCCTGCCGGCGGCAGTTCGTCAGACTCAATGAATGCCTCGCGTGTCTCCTCTACCACCTCCACCGCGCCCATGTCACGCATAGGACGCTTGGCAGGCTCGAAGTCCTGCACTTCCTCTGGCGTATACACGCCCACCACGCAACCCGGATAGACCGTCCTGATGCCCTCAGAGATGACCCTGGCGCGGAGCATGGCGCGAGGATAGTTCTTCCAGTTGTCCTTGCCTGCCAGCCCAATACGCTTGGCTTGCTCCAGCGTCCAGGACAGGGTGACGCTGCCACCAGAAGGATGAGAGAAGGTTGCCTTGACCTCGGCATCCGTATAGACATCCCAGTTGACCTTGCCACCAGCAGTCTGAAACCGCGCCAGCATTGCGTCAGCCTTCAGCGCCGGCCTACCCTGGATGACGTGGTAATCACGCGCTGCAATGGCAGGGTGCATACCTTCAGCCTGTGCGATCAGCATGAGAGCGATAGCCTGGTCAGGTGTTTTCATTCCGAACAGACCACTCTTGCTGATGGCATTACCCATGAAATTAATGTCATCCATAGTTACCAATGCGTTACTCATTTAAATTTCTCCATAAGTGAAAGGATTGTATCAATGATGCTGCTTACTGCCATTACATATATTGCCACATCTACCCTGCTCATTTCTTACTCCTTGGTCTGAAGTAAGGCAGCTTCATCTTCTGCTGCCCCTTAGACGGGAATAATTCCTCTGTAAAAACATTTATTCCGTTTACTACATACGACACCCTTCCAAAATTGTTTTTCTTTACCTTTTCAACAATTCCAACAAAAGGTTTGCCGCGATGTTCAGCCGGGTACACTGCCACTGGTTGACCGACTTCCACATAACGCTTTGTCCAATCAATGTTTTCGTGTCTCATTTCTTGGCCTTAAGACTTGTTTGTAGCCTGTAGGTCAATTCTGCTATCTCATGCTCCAGCTTGTTGATCTCCTTCGCCGCTGACCACAGTAGGCTGGCAGTCAGAGGATAGTCATCGTTCCTAGCGTACTGGATGCACTTCTCTGCAATCTCATTCATAAATTCCCCTAGTATTCATAATTCACCGTTGTTTTGTTTGTTTGCAGCAGCTTTGCGCCGTTCTTTAGGTGAAATCGCCTAGCCATCTCGGTTTGCGGTGACATGGTGACAATCCGAAACCATCCTAGGCTTCTGATTTTCTTGACCAGCGCATTTACCAGTTTGCTACCGCATCCGGGCTTGTAAGACCAAACCGAATACAACACCACCAAACATGATGGCTGTATCCAGCCCGTGACGAAAAGTTCGCGCTCTGTTTTCGGTATTGATTCCGGCTGACTGATGCACACAATCGCGCAGATTTGTTTGTCCTCCACCCACGCATAAACACCACGATTTTTACCTTCGATGCGCCGCTTCGGGCTTATATTGGGACGCACAGGGTCATCGCGCAGGATCGGGTCAGGTTCAAGTAGTTGGACTAGCATCATTTCCCCTTGATGCCGTGGGCGGCTTCAATGGCTCGGGCAAATTCACGACGCCTATGGCCTTGCGCGTCACCGTATTGAAAAGCACCAAACGGCTCGGACAGATCGAAAATCTGCTCATCCGTCAGCGGCTTGCGCTGTGGTGGGGTGGTGTAGAGAGGCTCATCTTTCCAAATTTCTATTCCATCTTTGTCTTTTCCAACATAAGTCCGAATAAACGCCACGCATACAGGCTCTTGCTCCGGCTTGGGCTGTGGTGTGTTTTTACCGGCATGAAATCCAGTCATGTAGGCAATAGTCAAGTCATCAGGCTCTTGCTCCGGCTGTGCCAGCGCCTCTTTAATTGCATTGGTTGCTTGTAGTTCTAATGTTGGCAGAGGTTTTCCTCCCCAGTCCCATAGCAACGCTTCCAACGCTTTCTTCAATGCTTCGTCTTTAGTCATTTGACTAGAAACCTCCTGCTTCCCAGGCTCGTCACCTTGTATTGATCGTAGAGTCCTGGCATTTCCTTCTGTAGACGCTTGGTGTCGAATCGCTCACCATCGCTGGCTTTCTTCCAGGTTGCCAAGGCATGACCGTCTACCGTCTGAATCAGGCTAGTCTCGCCCATGTAGTTCTGCACCATGCCGGTCAGAATCTCCTCCTGCTCCTCTAGGCGCTTGATTGTCTGCTTGATCTCTTTCAGCTTCATGCAAGCGGCCTGTACCTCCTGGCTGGCAACCTTGTAGCTACCGTCATCACGCCGGAACAGGCGGCGCAGGTCATCCGGGTGCGTGGCCTCTGGCGGTGTCCGGGTCTGGATATGCGCCCATAGCGTAGCTTCCTGATCGATCATCAGTTGCTTCATCGCATCGTCTACCGTGATCGGATAGATGCACAGTTCTTGACCACCGAACAACACGCACAGATTCACAACCTGAACATTGAATACGGCAGCTTCGTGGATGCACTGCGCCATGTCAGCAGCAGGTACATCCTGCGAGCCATCGTCACCGAATTTGCTACGGGCATGAATGTTGTAGTTCTTGATCTCGAACAGCGTCTTGTTATCCTCGCTGACAAAATCGAAGTGCGAGCGCATCCAGGGTAGGGTCAGGTGCGTACCTTCAATGTCCAGTTCCTTCAGCCTGACCTTGAGCCTGTCACCCACTGCCCTGGCTATCGGCTCTTGCAACCGCAGTCCCCATTGCACAGCCTCGACATCGCTAATGTCCTCGATCTCTTGCTGGCCTGTCTTGGTCAGCCAAACATCAGCGGCGCGTCCAGCAGCGATCTGCCGTGCATCGCCAGACCAGATAGCAGAGTTCCTATTTTGTGGAGAGAAGTCAGCCATGATTAACTCCCCCGCTTCAGGTTGCGTCCAAAGATGTCCATGTCACCATCACCCGTAAAGTATCGGTCGAATGCTTCCTTGGCTTCGCTGGGCTTCTTGGTGTTCATCTCGACATAGTGCCGGCCTTCAGCACCGCAGCCAGCGTCACCGACACGCTCGGTGTTGCACCACACTTTCACAACCTCGCCTGTAACGGGATTGCGCTTAGGCGTGATGGTGCGGTGGCAAGTGGATAGGTTGGTGTCGTTGATGTCCACTTGGCAGAACGCACAATGGACGCAGAATTTTTCTTGCATGATGATCTCCTGATAAGTGGAAAGATAAATCCTATCCCCATTGTGTTGCCATTGCATCCGCGATACCTGGGAAGGTGGCACTACGGATTTTCCATCGATCTTCTGATGGTGGAAGGTTATACCAATCAGGTAATGATTTTCCTGATTTAGTGATGTGTCTCTTGCCCCTATCTACAATCTTGGTCGGCATCAATGCTGGCAAGTTCTTGAGCCAGAGGCAAGTGGTCTTGGTGGCTTCATGTCCGAACATCCATGGCTGGATAATCTGATCGGGTTTGCGAATGCGTGTGCTGATAATGCTTACAGGGTTCTCAATACAGATACGCGGAATGGGCGCATCCATCAATGCTTGCACAAAGTCTAGTGCAGCTTGCTGCCGTCCATCCGCTATCTTCTTGGCAAAGTGTTTCGCACCGCTGACTGCTAGGTGGGTGCATGGTGGGTGGGCAATCATCATGTCCCATCCGTCTTTCAGGATGTCCGATACATCACCCTGATAGTGGGGTCCAGGCGCATCGCTTGGCAGGATGTCGCATGACATCGCATCATGCCCTGACCGGATGAACGCATCTCTAACCGTTCCGCTGTATTCGCAAGCTATTAGGATTCGCATAAATTTCCTATAAATGGTTGCCACAAAAAAACCTCACCCGCTATATAGGCGGTAGAGCGCATTTCTCGTTTATCAGCTATCCCCGGTCACTTGGGGTCGCTTCCAGGCCGTACTGCGCGAGGACACTCTTGCGGAGCGCGATTGCTGTTTATCCTGTTTGGTCAATGCACCGCACAGAAGGGTGGGTTATGCCCCCGTATGCGCGTGAGCATAAAAAAAGGCCGTTTAGGATGCCCCTAGTGAGAGCCTTGTTTCCAAGGTAGGGACATTCTGAACGGCCTTGAATCGCTCTCACACGACGGACGGATGCTAACACACAAAGCATGGGGACTGTCAACCCCCCAGCACAAATAAAAGGACAACAGCCAGCCAGCAGCCCACGCCCAGCAGCGCAGCCAGGGCATATATGGCAACCCAGCCCAGCAGATCGGATGCAGTCCTGCGCCAAGGACTCATGCGGCCCCTCCCGTTTTCGTGGCTTGCTCTAGAACATGGTCTATAGCCGCGAGTATGGGCATTTCATCGTCGAATAGTTGTGCTCCAGCGTGTAGCGCGGCGCCCGAATACAGGTGCGATTTTATTGACCATAGCAGACTGAGCATATCGGGCGCAGCCGCCAGTAGGCGAGCGTTCGCGTGGGCCTGGGCCTCGAATTGTGGTTCCAGGGCGAGACTAGGGGCCTTCAGTACCGTAGCGCAGGCGATGCTAGGGTGTAGCGGATCGCTGAGGATATAGCGGCCTTTCGCGTACCAGGGGCCTGGCGTATGCGTGGGCGTAGGCGTAGGCGCGAGCGTATTATTAATGGTCATAATGATCCTCTTATAAGTTAATGATACATGGGCAGAATCGCCCCCCATGCGCCCAGGTTAGTAGGCGCATGAGGTGCTAACTGCTAGGGTGCTACCTGGGTGCTAGGGTCGCCGTAATCGTGGCTAGTACGATTATCAGGCTCGCCCTGGTCGCTGTAATACAGCTGCATGAGCATGAGTTCTTCTGCCCCGTACACTTTATGCGCGCCGCAAGACTCGCATTTATACTTGCGCGCATCGGGTTCGGCCGATTGTCCCTCCGCGCCACAAGCGAGACAGAATCCTTCATTATCTTCTGTCGCACCTAGTAGCCATGACAGGCTAGGTTTATATTGCGTGTTTCCGTTTTTCGCTTTATAGGCTTTCATTATCTGTCCTTTATAAGTTATCAATTAGTGCATTGCATACGATACTGTTTTCGTGCGATTCCAACATTTACGGCATTCCCGGCATTCGCCATTCTGTTTTGATGCGTTACAGTCTGAACCCATAGGCTTTGCGGTATGCACGTTACTGGCGGCAATGCCAGATATACCGCGCAAGCTGGCAGGTATCTGTACAGGCTTGTCAGGATACATGGCAGAGAGCCTGATTACCAGGTTAGCAGGTATCTTGCCATGCTTCGCAACGTAGTCTTTTACCATGCCGTATTCTCTCGTAGGCAACCAATGCTTAGTGCCTGGCGTGGCTTTGCATACCGCAGCAATCTGTTCTAGGTGCGAAAAGCTTTGGATGTCGCCTGAATCGTGCCAGCGAAAGTAGGCATCCTGTCCGATCAAATTGACCATGCTATCAATCCAAAGGGGATCATCTAGGCTTACCAGGCGCGCTACCTGAGCCGGTTCAATTGTGGCGCGGTACATCGCATAGAATCCTTTATCCGCGTAGCAGCTGGCGCACACTGTTCCAGGTACCTTCGCCATGCGGTAACCTGTCTGACAGGCAATGGTAGGCAATGAGTAGGATTTACACGGCATCTTGCTAGTCTGCGTGAGACCGCCAACGATTGCGGATGCCTGACCCTTTGGAATGATAGGTATGATTCTCATATATGTAATCCTCAATAAATGTATAAATTGATTATCAATGATAATCCGCTAACATCCTATCATTGATAAGATGTTAGCAGGTAGCATTGTTATGATTCAATTTCCTCGAAAATATATTTTGTAGCTCTGAATGCATCCTTGATTGAATCAACTATCCATCCCGTGAACACCTCTCCCTGGTCATCAAAATACAGTTCGTACACCTGAGCGGTATGGTCGAATTGAGCATGGATTTCCTTGCCGTGTCTTTTTGCAATTAGAATCATGATTTCCTCTGATAGATAGATAATAAATAAACAACAGATACATATTACATAGATTAGAGTGTAATGTCAATAGATAGTTTCATTGAATGTTTTTATTATGCAATAAGATTATCTTATGCCAGGATGACTGAATACTCTATGCCAATTCTAGTTTGTAAGCGCTTACTAACATAAAGGCATTCGTATGATAAGATCATATGATATGTATATATAGTATATATATATAGTCTGTATTGAATATACTGATAGGATGCCTGGAAGGATAGGATAGGGGCAGGGAAGACTATCACGCACCGCCCACATGGGATTATGATCTGGACGGCATGGGCAGTTGCAAGTTGCATCGCCTGGTGCACGCAACCCGCAACTGTGCATGGAACGGGCATGGGCATGGGCTGGGCTGGCATCCGGTTGCGCCTCGCCTCCCCTGGCGCACCCGATGGTACTTGGAGGGCCTATGTGCGGAGCCACTTCTCCCTCACCCCCCCAAAGAAAATCCGTGTTTTCTGATATTATGCTAACTTTACTAACGGAGGTTCTTATGGATAACGTAATTGAAGTAGAGAGTGGTATTGCAATACCGGAACCGAGGACTAAGGCTAAAGGTGGTGTGTACCCGTACACCCAGATGCAAGTGGGAGATAGCTTCCTGGTTAATGAAGATAGGAATAACTTACTTATATATGTATGCAATAAGAATAGGAAAGCAGCTAAAGCCTATAACACCAAGTACACTGCCAAGCGTGTAGAAGGTGGAGTGAGGGTGTGGAGGGTGTTGTGATTGCTGAGTGCAAGAATTGCCAGCACAGTGAGTGCATCCCGTTTACGGATGGGGTGTACTGCCACTTGAATGAGGTGATTTCCTTCCGGGTGTGTTCGGACTATGAGGGGGAGTTCAAGGGTGTCAAACCTGAGCCAGAAGTTCATCGTCCAGGAACTGATTAAGTATCACGACTACTGGAAGAAAGATGACCTACACCAGGCCAAGATCAAGGACTGGTGGAGAACGGGGCAGCAAGACCCCAACGACCCCTACAGGGGTGCATACCGAGAGGCGTTACGGCAATGTCAATGACAGCAGCAGTATTGGTTCCAACGCTGGGTAGGAAGGAATTAGCCCAGTGCATTTCCAGTTTGCAGGCCCAGACCTATCCGGTACAGATATACCTGTCTACAGACGGGGTGATGACCTACGATCAGTTCATGGGCTTGGTCTATACCTACCAGTCTGACAATGTGCATCTGGCCTACTGGCCTGGCAAGATCGGTGGCGTAGGGTTGGAGGGCCGGCGCTTACTGGCAGCGGGTGCGCCCCTCATCAATGAGGATGTGCTGTTCATGCTCCAAGATGATGATTGGTTCAAACCCAACCATGTCGAGTCCCTGATGGCAATCATTGAGCAGGGATATGACTGGGCGTATAGCCTGATGTCAGTGTATGACAAGGATGGGGCTTTCCTCTTTGATGACATCTGCGAGTGCCTGGGCGAGGAGCATCCGTCCTGGAACAACGGCAAGACCTTTGCCCCTACAGGCTCGGTTGCAATGCGAACAGAGTGCTACCGGACAGTGGCGCAGGCTTACAACTCCCGTGACTGGGGCCCGGACAGATTGGCCTATGACCTTGCCAAGCAATACTTTCCCAAGTTCAAGGGCAGCAAACTACACACCAACTGCTTCCGGCTGGGCGGCAATGAGACTTCCAGTGGCAGGGATTTCTTTGAACAGGGTATTGCCTACATGAAAGACAAGTACGGGGACATCATGCCCTGGCAAGCTGTATGAAGTTCAACCTCAAACAGTTCTACGCCTTTTGCGCCCAGCTTCAGATTGAAACCAAGGAGCAGGGGCTGCGTAAGATGGACACCCTGCTAGGCACACAGACCTATGTCATGGATGAGATTGCCAAGGGTCTGGATGAGGGCATCCACATGTTCATCATC